GATTAAGTTAATCGGCTTTAGCCCGTAGGGGCTGGATACTGTAGACATTTAAGTCCTCCGATTTGGGTTATTTAGAACCGTTACCAAACCCGGTACTCCCTCGTGTCACAGAGCTCTTACGCTCTGGGGCCAACATTGGCATACGGGCGTCATTGTTACGCAAAAAGTGGTTGTCCACCGAGTCCATCTGGTTCTGCGCAGCGCGGGCATAATACTCTTGGCGTCCTATTACCATCTCTTCCGGTGCCTTACACAAGATAAGCCCACCGACTTCAACGTTGCCATCTTTATTGCCAGCAATTTGCAATTCTGGATGATCTACAGCTTTAACCGGCACCCAACCTTCACGAAACTTTTGAGACATGTTCGTCGGATTTTCATTACCCAAAACTGTTGCAGCGCAGTAATGAAATTTATATCCGGGTTCGGGCGTTGGATCAGGAAGCGCGCTTACGGGTGTGTACACGTAACGGGTAGGATTTTTTTCACGAGTATCCAAATCTCTCGAATTGCGTGGGTTAACCATTGTTAGCCTCCAGTTTTAAAAACTCTTTAGCATAGTCTGCATGTGAAACACCAAGCCGATCAGCGATAGCTGCGGCGGATGTGCTTAACTTTACATTCTTCTTAGCCCCCGTCGAGCGAGAAGCCGAAGCGACTACAGTAGCGGGTCTTCGAGCTGGTTCAGCCCTTGTGGTCTTGTCGTTTCCTTGAGCGCCTTGAAAGACTTCAGGAAAGACACTACGCATGCGAGAGTCGATTCTCTCGAAATATTCGTCTGAGCGAGGGTCGTAACCCGTCGTAACTAGTTTTTGGTGCAGCCCTAGTGCAAAAGCTGTAAGTTCTTCGTACCCCGGATTCCCGAACCACTGGTTTTTGGCTTGCCAGCGCAAGGTCTTATCGTCAAGTTCCGGTCTTTGTACCTGTTGTTGCTGTTGTACTACTTCTTGTTCAACCTGTAAAGGGGTTGGACGAAAATTTCTTGCAGCCTCTAGTCGCATTTTTGCATCAGTCAAATCTTCTTGAGCCTGAAGCATGGCGTCGGAGTCGTAAGACTCTTGTGCTTCCTTGTACTTACGCCGTGCCATTTCAAGCTCACCCTCGGCTTTGGCTTTCAACGTTTCAACATGGGTTTGCGTACCGTCGTTGATGTACTGCACGTATCGGCGGCGCTCTTCCATCAGTTGCTGCGTCACGCGTTCTAGCTCAGTCTTCTCGCGCGAAAGTTTTTCTTTCTCTCGGCGTTCATCGTGGCGCGCATGTGTAAGCTCTTTAATGCGAGCTTTTACTTTACTGCCATAGGTTTCAAGTTCTTCGTCTGTAGGCTCGGCAACTTCACGACCTAAAGGCTTAGCAAACCGATCACGTTCGGGGGTATCGTCTTCGATATCAATTTCAATATCGCCTTCGCCGTCAACACTGACATTTACGTCATCATCTTCGGGTTTACCCGTACTTTCAATTTCATCTGGGAACTTATAGGCTTCTGGCATGTGCAACTCCTGTTAAACGCGCGAGATTCCGCGAGGGTCTTCGATTGTGGCTTCGACTTGATCGTCGTAGATAATTCGAAATTCTTTACCGTGGATCATGATTCGAGTGCCTGTGTAGGGGCGCGTAATAATAAATTCGCCTTCCTCGCACCAATGAACTCCGTCTGGAAATTTACTAAGGTCGGAGTAACACAAAGGCCCTTTCTGCAACACAAACAAGACGGGTGAAGTTAGTTCTTCGTTCTTCTTGGTTATGCCTGCCTTAGCAAGGCCACTCTCGTACTCATTATCGGCAGTCACCAAAGCACACAAAATCCTCCAACCTTTTGCTTTTGGAAGTTGCGTGGCTTTTTGTTCTGCTGCTTCGTACTCTTCATCTACTGGTGCTACTGACTGTGCTACACCGGGGGGCAGGATTAGGCCCTTTTCCGGTAAGGCGATGGTGTTACTCATCGTGATCTTCCTTTAAATACTCAGCGAGGTCTAACAAGTGGCGCTCTGCAAAGGCTAGACCCCGAATCACCCCGCAAAGCTCTTTGTACGTAGCAAAGTCTGTGCACTGACCATTTGCCAAATCGTCAGTGTAGTTATTCATATCGTCGCGAAGTTTTTTGCGCATCGCTTCAATAAAATCTATGACCAGTAAATCCATTATTCACGTCCTTTAGGTGGTTTATTCTTCTGTGATTCTAAGACTGCACGTTTGTGCGCAATGTCGCTGCCGATTCTTAGACCATCAAGTTGGTTCTTAGCATCAAGCTGTAACCTAGTCTTGGCTGAGTCAGCCCCAATGCGCGTGCCCTCAAGCTGGCTTTTGTTTTGAATCTCGGTTTCTTTGAGACGCAACTCGTCTGCTTTAGCCGCTGCATCAACCGACAGTTTCTGTTTCTTGAGGTCAAGCTCACCCTGTTTAATCTGCAGCTCCTGCATCTGCATTTGCAAGACTGGGTCTTGTGCGTTCTGCTGAGCTTGTTGCTGAGCCTGCAGTGCCTGACTCTGTGCCAAGACCTGCGGTGCTGCTTCTGCCATCAGGCGGCTGATCTCTTTCTCCATCTGCGGTGGCAACTCGTCTTCTGGGTTAGGCAACGACACACCAAGCGCCTGCTCAATCTTCTGGCGGTAGGCAAAGCCGACGTGCTCGGCGATGTGCGCCTGCATCGCGCCCATGATCATCTGTGCCTGTGGGTTCTGCCCAACAAGTTGCTGAACAGTCGGGTCTTGCATTGCTGCCATGTGCACTTTAATGTGTGACTCGTGGTCTTGGTACAGGAACGCTTTGACTGGCTTACCCATCAGCGTGTTCATGTTTTCTGTTACTGGGTCTGTCGGCTTCTGATCTTCCTCCAGCGGCACAAGCTTGTCTGCGTGCTTGATACCCAGCACGTCAAGCATCTGCCTGTGCAACATCGGCAGGTTGTATATCTGTGGTGCGCTCGCGGCTAACTGAATGACAGCCTGATACTGCACAACACGTTGTGACATAGTTGCAGCATTAGGATCACTAACTGGCACAACCTCGACATTATGGTAGTCGTCCTGCTTGATGTTGCGGCTACCGTCTTCTGGCTCATACTCGTAGTCCACCGGCGTGTAGTCGCGGATGATGCCTGCGAGCAACTGCAACTCTTGCTTGAACGCATAGTGCACGCGCGCCTGAACTGCCGACATCACCTTGAGGGTGCGCTCTAGGATAGCCAACGTGCTACCAACCGGTGCTTGGTTGGACATGTCGCTGATCTTTAAGTCCGCCGTTGCCGCAAACCTACGCCCTTCATCGACGATCTTATCCATCAGTGCAGCCAGCACAGCCGACGGTTCTTTGTATGGGAGGGGCAGGATGTTGTCGCGGATGTTACCTGAGCCCAAGTCTACGTCACGGAACTCGCCCGGAGCTATTGGTGTGTCGTCGCCCTTGATGCGCAACCCGCGTGCTTTCAGACCGCCCGGCAAGTTACTCAGCGTACCCGCATCAACCAACTGTCGCATGATGCTGGTAGCCGACTTGGCAAAACCACCGATTAGGTGAAATAACCCGAAGCCATACGCGCCGTAGCCGGGGATGTACTGGTAGTGCACGAAGTGGTCGCGCTTGAGCTGGAGGTCGTCTTCTTCCTTCCAATTACGCCGGATGGCCAGCACATCGTTTGTGCCGCGAATCATAGTCACCACGTACGGGAGCGCGATGCCTGTTGGCCCTTCGTCATCAGCGTCTTCAAACCCCGGCAGGTCTAAGTCAGCGTGTACCTCGTAGAGCTCAAACCTGTCGTCGTAGCTTGCTGAGAACCCAGTCTCTTTGTCTTTCTTGTCTTGAATGTCCGACAGATACTTGGCAGGCTCGCCCAACTCCACCTCTCGGTAGAACCCTGCGTGCATGAGCTTGACCAAGTCATTCTTGCTCTTACGCATGCGGTGCGTGATACGGTAACTTGTTTTCAGGTCACTCGTGCCGTATGGCAGGATAACGTCTTCTGCTGGGACAAACACCGACACTTGGCGCTCAAGGCTCGGGTCGTAGTACACCTTCTTAAAAGCTGAACCCGCGCTTGGCAAGTTCCACAGCATCTTCTCGTGCTCAAGACGAAACTCGGGCATCTTCTCAGTCAACTGCCAGTTCATATCCTCTTCGATGCGCGCAGCCGCCTCTTTCTTCTCGGGCGTTTCTTTACCAACGATGTTAGTGCGCACAGGCCCCTTGGCGGGGAATGTCTCCATGATGGTCTCAGACTGGAACCGAACCACGGCTTCAGTAATCATCGGGTGGAACACCCCGCACGCGCCATCCCACGGCTCTGTTCTTTCTTCAAACTTCAAGCCCAGCAACGTGATGCCGTCCTTGTACATCTTCTCCCAGTCCTTGCGCGAGGACAGGTCATTCTCGATGTCGCCGCTCAAGTCACTGGCCAACGACAGAACGTCGCCCTCATCCAACACATCAGCCAAGTTCTCGTTGAACTCGTTGTCAACCTCACCCGGTTCAATCTCGATCTCAGTCTCGCCTGATCTAATAGTTACCGACTCAGGGTCTTCAATCTCAATCTCAAGATCGGGTTCTTCTGCAAGTGTTGACAGCCCCACGGGCGCTCGATACAGTGACTTTTCAATCGACATAATTTATCCTTTAACGGGCGAGGAGCTGCGCCCCAAATAAATGCAAGTTTGGAAATTTCTGTGCGGAAAGCGCATCTTGGTCAATAAGATTTGCGCACTCAACGCACCGTAAATAAAACAGGTCCATCATATCCATCGTGCCTTCTGGGCTTTCTAGTACACGCGGACGGTTAATAGTGCAAAACATGCGCACAAGTTTGTCTACTTGTGGTCCAAATACCCTAGCAACATCGGTATTTTCCCACGGCAAACATATGCGTTTATACGCGTTCGTACTATACACAGAGTGCAGTCCGCCAACTAGAGCAAGCGTGTCGTCTGCGCCCATCTTTTTAAGCAATTGAAAAACACGCATTAGGTGATCGCCTAATGATCCTTTTTTGTGCGGCATACTAAATGCAGCCGTTTTAGCCAAAAAGCGTTTAAGTCGTTCTTCGACAGAAGGAATTATGGCCTTAAACATCAGTGTCGTTCTGGCTTCAGGGCAAATACGCGACACCGCCCGAGCACAATGGTAGCCTGCGCCGTGGAACATCACAACCCTGCGATGGCGCGGCATCACCGATTGCACAATTTCTGTTAACTCCGGGTTATAAAACGCTGTATCCCCGCCCCATTTAGCTTCCCAGTTTTCGTTCATATAGATGACGCACGAATAATCATCCTCGCGCGTGCTGTCTCTGTGAACAAAACCCTCTGTTCCGAACGTGTGCTTATTGCTGTAGCAACGTACTACATACCCCTCGTTATCAAAAAACCGATGGTTCAACACCTGCCAGACAGTAGCAAACTCAGGGGGCAGCGTGTGGGTTACGTCCTCCTCGCTCTTGCGCCCTTTTTTGGTAATGTCTACGTTCCAGTGCCCATACTCAATGTTTACGTTGGACTTCCAACCATAACGCCAGTTAGCGTTGTCCAGCCAATCTGCACAAGGCTTGAGCAACTCGTCGGTCAGCAGGATGTCGTCAACGATGGGCATGGTCAATAGTACGCAGCTCTGCGCGCCCTAAAATGTTTATCTTCTCGCTCATCGCTATCCAAGCTGATGAACCCGCCCTGCCGATATCGTAACAGCGCTTGTGACACCGTATCAACATAATCATCGTGCTCGCCCACGGGGAACGACGCCACCTCTTCGAT